TCATGACTGAAGGCGTCTGTAACAACCGAACTGATAGTCTGCCAGACCCGCCATAACAAGCTGGGTCAGTATTAACTGGCAGCGTTCGCGTGAAAGGTAAGTATTCTGCGCAATCTCCCCGACTGTCGCCGGTTCGGTGACGCTTAATTCATTAAACACCACTCTGGCGGTTTCTGTCATATCCTGCTGTTTCAGCATGTCTTTTTCCCTTTTCCGGTTAACGTGACACACCAATAACTCTTGTCGAAAAAGCCAGCAAGCTGAAAGACAGGTATTCACCGCCACCAGCGCGTTTAACGTACTGGTCCGATTTCAGGCATAAAAAACCCGCCTGACGGCGGATTTAAGCTATGTGGCGAAGTAACCACTCTTAACATGGTATTTATTTTTTTACGATCGTAAAGCATTCTGGAAAAAATTTTTAAGACTTACATCAGGCTTTCATAACTTGAGCGCCGTATATAGCCACTGAACGGGAGCTGGTAAATAAGATTCCCCTCAGACACGAACAGCCATCTAAGTATGGAATTGCAAGACCAATGAAACTTGATGTTTCTTAAGCAATCTTCAAACAACAAACAGCCTCGTTACAGTTGTCAAGCTATCTTGACGCCATTAGAAACGATGATGAAAATAGACACTCCTACACACAGAGGATATATCATGGAAAACTTTGCAAATAAGTTAAAATCTCACGCAGAGCATGTTGCAAACATGGGATGCTTCTGTAACACAGAGGAAACAACCAAACAGGCATTAATCATGCCTTTTCTAGATATTTTAGGCTTTACTCCATACGACCCACGAAAAGTGAAGGCAGAGTATAGCGCAGACTTCCCAGGGGTAAAGAGTAACGAACGAGTTGATTACGCTTTATTTTGTCATGATGTTCCCGTGATGTTTATTGAAGCAAAATCATTTTCAGAAAAAATTGACAATCATTGCCCACAGCTTTCTAGATATTTCAATCTCTACCCCAGAAGTCACCATTTCTGCTATAACAAATGGAATTGAATGGCGTTTTTTTACGGATCTAAAACAAAAAAACATTATGGATTCGTCTCCTTTCTTAAAATTAAGAATGGACTCACTTAACGATTCAGATATTTCACAGTTATTCCGCTTCAGATATGACAAATTTAAGCCAGAGGCATTAAGGACGCTTGCAGAGGAAAGCGTCTATCTAAACGCATTCACAAAAACCATAAGCTCAAGTCTTAGAGAGGTTGATCCTGAATTTGTCAGATATGTTGCCAGTCGTTCAAATATCGAGCGTCAACTAAACCAGCGATTCCTTGAATCTGTCACGCCACTGGTCAAACAAGCTGTAAAACGAGCAGTAAGTGCCATGGTGGTTTCTGGCCTTTCAACACAACCACCTACAGAATCTGCAGAGGATGTGGAAAAGTCTTCTGTAGATACCGATATCGTCAATGAAGATAACCCCAATATAATAACCACAAAGAAAGAATTAGAACTTTTCGAAAGAATAAAGCAAATCATTCAAACAGAAGATAATATTGAATACAAAGATACCGAATCATACTTTGGAATTCTTTTAGATGGAAAAAGTAATAGATGGATTTTAAGATTTTACGACAAAAAATCATCCTTTATCCTGCTACCGATATCGTTCAACGAAATTCAATTAAACGAAATAAAAAGGGCTAGACTGGAAACTGATGGTCGAAAAATCCACATAACAAATCCAGAAGACATACTGCGTATATCTGGATTAATTCTAGATGCGTTTGAGTATGTAAAAAACGATGACAATTTCAGGAGAGGGACAAAAACAACTCTCTCAGAAAACATCGAATAAATTAGACTATAAACAACACCCAACTTACATGTCCGGTGTTCCAATTCCGACGCAAATATTTCTAATGTGTGGGAATATAGACCCGGACAATGTATCTAGTCAAGCACCTACATAATTCGTTCTACATATCTGTCCATCTCCAGCCGGATATCAAGCATCATCAAAATACCATCAATCACCCCTTCGGCTTTCTGAAGACGTTTACCAATGCAGGTGTCAGAGCATCTATGCTTACGCGCCAGACTCATAAAAGTCATTCCAATGACATAATAATCCACCAATAAATCATGCAAATCACTGTTGTTTTTTTTCAAGCGGGCCATGCATCCACAAACGATCATCGCGTCATCGTCGCAACATTGCGGACGAGACTTAACTTTTGAAGGGATTAGTCCTTTAAATCCAGCAGCAATCGGTGACCAAGTCACATCCTCATGATTGTTTGCAACCCATGCTCCCCAGCGTTCGAGAACCATCTGAATATCACGCATCAACTTTCTCCACAAAATCAGGACAGCACACCAATCGCCAGCGCGCGATCGATAAAACGAAATATCAGCTCCAGCTGGGAACCATACTTCTCTTCAAATGCCACGGTATCCGCATGCAGTTCGTCATGGTGTTTTCTGCACAAAGACAACACAAAAAGGTCATGCGCTTTTGTACCCATTCCACCCTGACCATGACCAATCAGGTGATGCGGATCGTCGGCTGGCTTACCACAACATGCACACGGCTGCGTCTTAACCCAGCACGTGTACTTTTCATTAACCCAGCGACGACGTTTGGGGCGTAACATAAAAGACTCCGGCGACTCCGGATCCACTTTCAGCGCCAGCACCTTTTTCGCTTTATCCTGGATAATGCTGGTGGCAGGAACCGAAGGCACAAGGTCACTCTCCCGGGTGACAGACGCCAAAACAGGCTTCGGTAATCTCAGGGCCTTACGGGCTGCACTTTCCGGTAAGGCATCCGCCAGGTCATTACGAACCAGCCACCAGCACAGTTCCGGCATTGTCACAACGTGACTGTCATCAAAACCGAGATCACGACGGACTACGGACAACACCCAGCGGGCACAGTTATCCGTTGCCATTGACTCCAGACGTTCCGTGAACTGATCGCGAAGCAGGTTATCGCAGTGCCAGCACAGACGGATTGCGCCCGGCGCGTGTCGCATTGTGGTCATGTTCTCGCTGTGCCATCCGGAATGAGGCCACTGGCAGCCTTTTTCACGAAGTAACCAGCTCTCAAGGCATTCCACGCCACCAGCACGACGGATCACCGCCTCATGGCGGAACACGGCCCGAACGGCAGGATCATCCGCCAGCGGTTGTGATGCTGCCGGAACGGCACCACTGGCAAAAGATGAATAACGTTCCGGCTCTGGCTCCAGCAGGACACGCCCCTGCATAAACAGGGGCATCAGCTCTGAACCGGGTCTGAACAAGACGATCCCCATACGCGGGGCAATTTCAGGGGTCAGCAGTGCTCTCACGGTCACCTCAGCGAACGGTATTGCATGAACGCAGGAGAAAAAAATTCAGCCATCACGCAGTAAACTCTTTCACCAGCGTTTCAAACTGGCTTACCTGGCCTTCCAGTTCCGCCACGCAATCCACCAGCTCATCCACCGCCTTTTGTGTGCGATGTTTTGCCTGCAGCAGATCACGAAGCATCTCCTGCGCCTGCCGACGAAGTTGTTCCGGTGAAACAGTGGTTGTTCTGTTGTTCAAAATAAACGCTCCGTTTTACTACCCGACATGCGGTTATTGCTGTATCTGCGCGGATTGCCCGGCGTCATGGGAGTGGAAAGAACCCGGGCACTCTCCTGGTCCACAGGCAGAAAATGCCCGTTATGAAAACGCCGGTAAATGGTACCCAGCGTGCCATTACGCTGTTTCGTGATGTTGATTTCAGCTATGCCTCTCGCCTGTGTCTCCGGGTTGTACACCTCATCCCTGTAAAGCATCAGAATGATGTCTGCATCCGCCTCTATTTCCCCTGAGTTTTTCAGGTCCGAGTTCATGGGGCGTTTATTGGGTCTGGATTCCACGCCACGGGAGAGCTGGCTCAGAGCAATCAGCGGAAAACCGCCGGATTTTGCCAGGCTTTTAAGTCCCTTTGAGATTTCCCCCACAGCAAGGTCGTGACGCCCCGTGCTGCGGGTTTTAATCAGGCCGAGGTAATCGACCACCACCAGCGCCGTTTCCGGGTGTTTCATCCGGTGGTGCCTCGTGGTTGCACATATCTCATCAATGGTCAGGTTTGCCTGGTCCACCATCCAGATATTACGCCCCGTCATTCGTCCCACGCCCTGTGAGAAACGTGCCCAGTCTTCGTCTTCAAAACGGGCAACAGACTTAAGACGGGATACCGGCATTCCCCCTGCAGCAGACACCATACGTTCACCAATCTGGATGTTCGCCATCTCCATGGTGAACAGAAGCACGCCATGCCCCTGCTCAGTCACCTTGTCGATGATATCCAGCGCAAGTTCGGTTTTCCCCATCGAAGGACGAGCCGCAATGAATACCAGGTCGCCTGGCTCCATACCGCCCGTTTTTGCGTCCAGTTCATCAATACCGGTCATCAGCGCCCTGGATTTCTCCAGTCCCTGATTGCGGCATTCAACACGGTCGACCACTTCCGGAAGGACATCATCAATGTGAACCGGCTGAATGACGCCCTTTCCGGTCGACAGTGAGGCCATCATGTTCTGCGCATCCTTCAGGGCATCCTCGGCTGCTTCACAGGTATACGCATCACGTAAATTCTGTAATGCTTCAGTCAGTGTTTTTTCTGCATCGCGCAGTGCGGCATTACGCCGCAACGCTGCGACATAGTGCTCCAGTGAAGACTTCACCCAGGTTTTGCGTCCGGTGTCGGTAATCACCGGGGCAAGTTCCGGCATCTCATTGCACAGCAGTACGGGGTCAATGACGCCGGATACACGGGCCTGTCTGCAAATTCCCGCGTAAATATCCCGGTACTGTCGTGCAGAAAAAACGTCCGCCGACAATGTGGCCAGAATATCCATCACTTCCGGATCAGCCCCACGCAGAAAAAACGCACCGATGACAGCTCCTTCCAGGTCATAATTACGCCACGCCGGATTTGTCGGGTTTGTCATGCTGCCACACCTCTGATATGCGCACGGTAGCTTTCCCAACCAAACACCAGGCAGTTACGCCCACCATCAGTAACGCGATCCACAATCCGTTCACCAATGGATTCCTTAAGCTGTTCAAACGTCAGGTTGCTGATCAAAATTGTCGGTAAAACGCTTTCGTAACGCGCATTTATGATTTCCTGCAGGATGGTTATCTCCGCAGGCGTACCGAACTGCACACCAACCTCATCGATGATAAGCAGATCCAGCGATGCAAAATGATTAATCACTTCATCGTCAGTGCGCTCAGAGTTGTGGCGCCAGGTATTTTTCACCGCACGGGTAAGCCGCATTACATCCGTGATTTCTATGGTTGCCTGGTGGTGGCGAATAATATTTTTTGCCATTGATACAGCCAAGTGATTTTTACCGGTACCACAATTGCCAATCATGACCATGCTGGTGCCTGCAGCGAGACATTTCTTCCAGGAAGCGGCATAGCGCTGACAGGCTTCAAGGTTTTTCTGTGCGTCAGTATTCACCGCCTGATAATTCTCAAACTCACAGTCCTGGAACCGGCGGGCAATACCGGCCTGATCGAGTAATTCACGAACCTTCAGAGCGCGTAATTCGTCATACACGCAGTCCAGCTCCTCACTGAGGCAGGACAGGCAACCGGACACCCGTTTGACAGCTTTCCCCCTTACATCCGGGCCCGTCAGCACATAGCGCGTGTATTTTCCGTGTTTCCCGCAGGACACCGTCTCAGTGCTTTGCACCCAATGCTCACAGCGCCACGGACGCTTTCCGCCACGGACAAATGCCAGCTCCTCTTCCAGGTCTGCCTTGCGGTTAAGTAACTGCGCTTTGTCGTGTTGCATGTGTTGTTTGTTCAGGAAATTAGTCATTTTCACCCTCCCCACAAAATCACCAGTTGAAGTTCGTTGAGCCGTAGTCCTGTTCACTGAATCCCGAGATCGGGAGGCTTTTGCCCCGCCCACCTCCGGGGGCTGCTGGCTGTTGCCAGGATTCCTCGAAATGACGATCGGGTCCAAAGAACGTCGACGCCTGCTTCACGAACTGGGTACCGGTATTTCCAGAGACACGCACCCAGGCGGCATAGCGTTTCACACCGTTGAGCATGGTTTCGGGTGTCACACCTTCCCTGATTCGGGCTTTCCAGGCTTTGAAGGCTGCTGACTTGGAATTACCACCAGCACGTTTGGGATATTCCTGCCAGGCCTGTTCAAATTCCGGTGAATATTCCTGTCTGGCAGAACGCGCTGGTGCAGACGCGTCAGCGGATGCGCCAATATCTTGCGGTTCATGTTTTGAATTTACTGGTGGTTCATGTTTTAAACCTTGTGGATCTGGGGTCAGATTCTGAAGGGTCAAACGCGTATTTTTGCCAGAATCTGAAGGGTCAAACACACCTGAACATACAGATTCTGACGGTTCAGATTTTGAAGGTTCAGAATCTGAAGGGTCACGTAATCCTGAAAGTCTGCGCTGCTGTTTCAGTTCTGCAACCTTATCCCGCTCTGTTCTGGCAAGCAGCTCAAGCCGATCAGCATTCAGATGATAAAGATTGGACGTATTACGGTTACCTTTGCGGCGTGACTGACGCGTCAGCCAGCCATCAGCCTCCAGTTCGGAGATTGCCGTTCTGACTGTACTTTCTCCCAACCCAAGCTGTCGGCATATGGTTTCAACACCTGGGTAGCACACCCCGTCATCATTCGAATAATCCGCCAAGCGCGCCATAATCATCAGTTTTGCACCTTTGATGCCATATGCTGCACATGCATCCCAGACATTACCTAGGATTTTGCTACTCATACGGCACCTCCCAGACGCTTAAACATTTTTCCGGACTGAAACGCCACCAGCGGATAACTCAGGGTATGAGTACGTCCCTGAACCTGGCAGACAACCTTCTGGCTTTCTGTATTGACCAGGCAAACCCGCAGAACGTGTCCGTTGCTGGTGGTGAACCACTGCCCCACACGGGGGCAATGGTTGTATCGGTGATACAGGAAATTAACGATGTGGCGGATCATGGACGCACCTCCTTGTCAGAACCATTCAGCCTGGAATCAACAAGTGCAGCACCAAAAACAGCATCACCTACACGGTCGTACAGTTTGCTGGCCAGCGGAGATTCAACAGCCTTAAGCATTGGATAAAGCTGGCTTGTCCAGATTTGATGGATTTCACGCAAATGCAGGTATACGCCTCTGGCGTTTCGTGCGACAGCTGACATATCAGACGCATCGGCACCTGATAAACTCTTCTCCATCTGGTTAAAGGCATTGATGTATGCCTCTTTGAACCGGGCAGCACGTTTACCAGTGAAGCCCATAGCAAGAAACGCAAAGCCGTCGCGGGTTATTTGATAGCAAGGTAGTTTGCGAGTACCGCCGTTGGGCTGGCGTACCAAAATTGATGTCTCCGCAAAATTGCGGGCACAAAACTCTGGAGAACAATCCAAAATGCGGATCTTTTTCAGAACATCGTCATGACGTTTAGAGAAAAAGTCAGCAACAGCCAAAGAAGATGTAACAGCCTGACCATCAACGATGGCAATTTCAGGTTGAGAGAGGGTTGGGAGAGTAGTCATAGTGACAGCCCCGGTAGTCAGTTTTTTAGAAAACTCACCACATGGGACGCCAATCACAGAGGTGGTGAGACGTACAGGGTTGGCGTTACCGGAGACTACCGAACCCGGCCCGACCGAAGTCGGCCCTGTACGCCCCACCATAATTTGGGCGTAGTAATGCTCATGACACGAAAAAACCGCATGAGCGCGGTTATGCTCAGTAATCAATTTCAGGACGCCAATCCCGGCACCCGTTTTATAAGGTGCCTGAACAGTGTAACGTCCCGAAATTGAGGAATCAATATTTTGGAGAACAATCATGCAGCACCCGCCAGTTCTTTATCGTGGGTAAATTCGCCATTCCAGTTTCTCTTCATGGGTAATGCACCTCTAAGATACTGGCGATAAATCCAGACCGCCCCTTTCTGGAGAAGAACTGGTGTATACGAATAAAACCCTTCTTCATAACCTGAATCGATATAGTGGTGACGTTCGGTCAGATACAGATCTCGGGCATATGCCTTTACACGCCATGCGGGGCTTCGCGATTCAGGACGCTCGTCATAAAGCCAGTTGTGAGCCTCCAGAAATGCTGTGATACGCTGAACATTTACTCCATTAAGTTGCTTGCAGAACTGAACCGGTGTCATGCCAGGCTGGAATAAATTTTCCAGATGTTCGATGTATTGGGCCTGACGATGAACGTAACTAATTGCTCTGTTTTTAGCCTCATATTCATCCGCCCAGGCACGGGCAGCAGCAGCCGGATCGCTAAAATCTGGTAGGGATGTCATTGTGGTAAGACTGTAATTCCCCGTTTTACGAATTGACGGAATTACCTCCGATGTAATCCACCGTTTAAAACGTCTTGCCTGTTTTTTTCGACTTTTGATAATCAGCGCATAGAGCCCGGATTCATTGACCAGCAAAGGCTTACGTCCCGAACCTAAGTAATCCTTATATTCGGTTTTATCTTCATCATCGATGGACTGAAGGGAGATAGCAGTATTTGTCAGCCCCAGCGCGTTACATATATCCACGGCAAAAAACCATGGTGTTGAATCAATGACCACACTACGAACTGATGACAACAATTCACCAGTGCTTGATTTAAAATCGAAAACTTTGATATTGTTTTTCACGTAATATCTCCGACGATAAACCCGACTGGCCGGTTTTCTCTGCCGGCCTTTCTTATTTCTGCCAACCAATAACCTGAAATACCCCCATTTTCGGGTAATACCAGCAAGTCCCTCGCGGTTCTGCTTCCTCCATAACCCGATAAAAAGCAGCCATAAACGGTTCCACAGCAACAATTGCGCGACGAGACAACAATCCATCCGGCCTCATGAACTCATGGGGGTCGGTAGGGATCTGATATGCGTTCACCAGATTGCGGCATTTCGCATCTGACATACCCGTTTTCGCTACCAGCTGACGGTAGCCTGCATAACCATCGCGTATGGTGCCTCTTTTGATTCGCTCGACGGTTTCAGTAACGTAGGTGACTTTCTCTTCCACCTGCTCAAGACGTCTTTGTTGGCGAACAGCTTCAAGCGCCATTGCAGCAACCATTTCGATCTGGCTCATTGGTTTGCGGATTTGTTTTTCCAGTTCACGCCAGCGATCTACCAGGCAGGCGGTGAATTCAGGGCAAAGCTGTGCGACAACAATGATGCTGTCGCGTTTGCCTTGTTCGCCTTCAAACAGATAATGCTCGTGTTGAACTTTAACCCCTAAGTTATTGATTCTTTCGGAAACCTCAATTTGAGGAGACCGGACAACACCACCTTTGGCTAATGTTTCAATAGTGCGTTTCACATTGTCATGTCGCTTACCCACCAGCTCTGCGATCTCAACGCTGGTCATGGATGCTTTATCGGTAAAAATTGCGGTATTCATCTGATTACTCCTTGAGGATGACATTTCAGAACTCACGCCAAAACGTATGCATCGTGAGTTACTGCTCGTGACAGTCAGTCTTTAATCTCTGGTAATACCGTTTGATTTTCGTAACGAATCAGGAATTCCATCTTCGGGATAAGGGTATAGATCAGGTCTTAACCCATGCGGAGTAACCTTCCATTCAACTAATTCACACACCCGTAAAACAAAACGAGAAGGAACGGAGTTTTTAGAAAACCACAGGTTCACCGCTTGTGGCGTAACACCGATGTATCTTGCTATGGCGTTTTGAGGAATCAATTTACGCAACATGTCGTAATCATTCAGTTTTATCACAGCACAGCTCCAATATTAACTTTACAAATCAAGAATACATCAAGAATAAATTAACATGCAAGTTTCAAAAGGATCGAATACACTAAAATCAAGTTAATATTTATGTGTATAAAGCCTCGACAGGAACTCACCATGAAGAATGTAAAAAGCACAGAAAATCGGATAGCAATGATGCTGAAAACAAAAGGCTGGAGTCAGGCTGAACTAGCCCGTAAGCTGGGTGTAAGCGCACAATCAGTACAATACTGGACTACAGGAAAGACGTTTCCCAGAAGCGATAAACTTGCACAACTATCAGTAATTAGTGGTTATCCACAATCCTGGTTTTTGGGTGAAGACACCTCATCAACACTTTCTTCAGCTGAAAAACACCATACAAGAGAAGACAGCGTTGTGTTCAATGTACTGGATGTTGAATCCAGCTGCGGCGACGGAACTCATGTTCGGGGAGATCTAATTGATGTTGTACGCTCAATAGAACTTGATCCTGAATATGCCCGCCGCCTGGTCGGTAACAGAGCATTCAAGAACATAGAAATTGGTAACGCCAGAGGGGACAGCATGGCCCCAACAATCTCCCCAGGGGACTTGCTGTTTTTAGATAAAACAGTAACTTATTTTGACGGTGATGGCATTTATGCATTTTGCTTTGATGGCGAATGTTACATCAAACGACTTCAAAAAATTGGAAGCAAGATCATGGTCTTATCAGACAATCCCAACTATCAGCCATGGAGCATCGAAAAAGAGGGAATGGCGCTGCTATATATCCAGTCAAAAGTCATCTCATCGGTACCATTCAATATCAACAGATTTGGTTAGTTATTGATTTTAAATTAAATTATTGGTCACACATTACAAAAAAATCAAGTTTATCAATTTTTGATTGACACACGTTTTCCTGATACATAATATCTCACCATCAATTATATATTGATTAACTTCAACTTAGAATTGCATGGTGATGATATGGAAGCCTTACAAACAACACCAAAAACATGTAGCCTCAATACTTACAACAAGGTCTTATGTGATGATTTAGACCTCGATTCTTTTGCATTAACCATCGCAAACCTGCTCAGTGCTGTTCGCACCTTCAACCTCCTGGATGATACGCGATTAAAAGAGGTTGGGTTTGATGTGCTGGAATTTACTCATGAATATGCTTTAGCGATCGCATCGACAAAACAACAACATTCTATTCGCTCAGGCAACAAGATAGCCTGCATACGCACCAAACGTGAAGCCTGCGGCTTAACAACTGCCGAACTCGCCAGGCTGCTCGATCTCGATGAAGAAATTATCATCCAGTGGGAGAGCGGAGAGTACGAACCAACCATCAGCATGCTTATCCCCCTGGCAAACGTCCTGGGATGCGATCCGCTTTCTCTGCTGAGTGAAAAAAACAGCGAGTCAGTTATTCGCGTAAATGTGCCTGAAGTCCATGTGGAAAGTATTGGCGCACGCATCAAAAGCGCCCGTACAAAACTGGGATTAACCGAATCTGATCTTGCCCGCATGATTCATACCTATAGTGACCCCATAAACGACTGGGAATGCGGCATCCATGAAGTTCCAGCTGCTCAGATAGTACCACTGGCCAGTGCGCTTAATTGTGACTTGATGTGGTTGTTAACGGGAAAATCAGAAGCAAAGGAGTAGCAACAATGACTGGCAATATCCATGATAAGTATGAAGGCTTATGCCTGGCAGCGGATTCCTTTGCAAACAATATCCATAATTTATTATGCGCAGTTGTTGTATTACAAATGTCAGACAACGATGCAATAAAAAGAACAGGTGATGAAGTTCTTGAATTTGCACGTTGCTATGCTGAAGCAGCTGCTGAAAAAGAACTAACCAGTTAAATAGAACAAGTCATCTCCGGATAATATATTACGGCTTAATCGCCGGGGATTATCACACCCTTAATCAACAGGAGGTTTTATATGACCTTTATAAAACATAAGGCATCACACAAAACAGCCTGCCTTATTGCACAGCACGGGAAAAATTACATGCATATTGCCTGCTTGTTTCTGCGTAAAGCATACGGGAGATAATAATGCATCAGAAAACAGCAGAACACGAGCAAACCAGAGTATTGCTGACCATCAAAAACGGGAAAGTAATATTAATTCGTCATGTTCATGACGATGAACTTGTAGGAAGTCTTTCAACATTCCTGTTTATTGCAGAAAAGGCAGGATATGACGTTATTGCACCAGCTGATGAAGATGAGGAGTAAATATCATGCAATACACTGAATTCCAGGCTGAAGCAACAGCCACAGGTATACGAACTGGCAGTATGACTATTGATTATCACGACGCAATCCGCCGTCTGGATGCAGGTGCATTCGATCATCCTAATGTGAAAGGTTTGCAAATCCTTCAATGCCTCGCACAAGCCGACAATGCAGGATTACTGGGTAAACTCCCTGTTGAGATGAAGGTAGCCCAGTGGCGCTGGTTGTACGTGACGACATTCATCAACGAAGAAGAAAACAAGAATGGCACTATTGATATCCCAAACGAACACGGAACAACAGATCGCGCCGTAATATATAACGGGAAGCATGGGGTTATGACGATATATCCCGGCCCCATTCGGTTTGCCTTACAGCAGTATATTGAATGGAATTTAATTCAAAAATACGGCGAGGCAGAAGGAATGGGTAGAGCACTATTTCTTTATCAGAAAATGCTCATTACATACCCAGATAAAGGTTTCATTGTTTCAGACATGGGGCGAGAAGGGCTTGAACTCCTTCTGGATGAAATGATTAACGACCTGAATACTCATGGTATGCCAGAAGGCCAGTGACACATTAAATATTAAGAGGAATATAATTCTTCCGTTTTTTACTAACCGTTTATATGAAAAGCAACCGTGACTTAAGCAGAGTAAAACTGCTTTTAATCCTTGCCACAGTACTGACAATAACAGAAATCATTATTCTCTTTATTGCGCTGTCTGTCAGTTAAAAATATCGGGATACCACATACCAATGAAACTGTATTTCACAATAGTAATTTTACTGGCAATTATCGCATGCATTTACGGATTACTCGTTCCGTTCCTTATATCCATGAAGGATACGATAGCAGTTATTTCTGGCTTTGCACTGGCGTTTCTGACCCCGCCCTGCATTTATGCCATTTACAAGGGTCTTTCTTTCACTAAGGATAAAAAATGAAAAAAATTATTTTTGCTTTAGCCATTGTTCTGCCGACCATTGGCCTTGTCGGCTGCGATCGCGTTGAACCCGGTAATGTTGGCATCAAAGTAAATAAACTGGGCGACGATAAAGGCGTCGGTGAGGTGGTCGGTGTTGGTCGCTACTGGACTGGCTGGAATACTGAAGTTTACATCTTCCCAACCTTCAAACAAATGAAGACCTACGATGAGCCGTTCAGCTTCCAGATGAGTGACGGCACAACCATTGGCTATCACATCGGTGTTGCCTACAAAGTTGATCCATCCAAAGTTACCACGGTGTTTCAGACCTACCGCAAAGGCGTGGATGACATTACCGACACTGACCTGCGCCAGAAGATCGCCGACGCACTCAATCGACTGGCCAGCAAAATGACCACTGACAAATTTATCGACGGCGGGAAGTCTGAACTACTGGATGCAGCTCTTAAAGACATTCAGGCAGAAATGACGCCCATAGGTATTCAGGTAATGAGTCTCTCATATGTGGGTAAGCCGGAGTACCCGCCAACCGTTATCGACAGCATTAATGCCAAAGTCACGGCGAACCAGAAAACCCTGCAACGCGAACAGGAAGTAAAACAGCGCGAAGCGGAAGCTAACATGTTGCGCGCGGAAGCTGCCGGACAGGCAGATGCGATTCTCACAAAAGCCCAGGCCGAGGCCGATGCTATTCGTTTACGCGGTGAAGCTCTGCGCCAGAACCCTAGCGTCATGGAGCTGGAAGCCATCAACAAGTGGAACGGTACACTGCCGCAATACATGACCAGTGGTGCCAATACACTATTTATCCAGATTAAATAACTTACACGCCCGGCAAACCGCCGGGTTAATGGAAAATCAGATGAACAACCAGAATACTCAACCGCAAATAATGAACTATGACCCGAATCTGACGTCGTGCGGACGCATGGCAAAACAAACCGTTCGATTAACTTTCGGACTATGGGAATACCGCGAAACATTCGAAGTTACTGTCGGCGGCAATCTGACCGGACTGGATGTTATCAATTGCGCTATTGAAAGCCTGTACGCAACGCTGCCTTATGAAGAAGTCCTGGATGAGCGCACAGGGAAAACGGATATCATGGCCACCATTAATATTGGCGAACTGATATGCCAGGATGAAGACCTGTCCGGGGAACTCTGGCTTGCCGGGATGCTTATCTCAGCAGAAATTATCAGCATTGAACCCGCTACAAACATACGGCTCTGAAGTTCTCACTATTCAGAGAGCAGGAGAAAAAATGTTCGCTCTGATTAATCAGGGACAACTGTATACCGACAGTGCCGGTTACCCGGTAAAAATTGTTCGCTGCATAAACAACACCGTGTTGTACAGAAGATGTGAAGCGAATGTTTGAAGTGTGGTGCCACTGCCGTGGATGAAAGTTTTATGAGGTTGGCATGCAGACAATCATCTATCAGATAACCCCCAGCAAATGGTGTACGGAGAGAGTCCTCATTGCATCAACAGGGCTAAAGCCTGGCACCATCGAGCGGGCCAGAAGAAAGTCATGGATGCAGGGAAAAGAATACCGCCATTACGCTGTAGAAGGCGATCCGGGGCATTACAGTGAATGCCTGTACAACATCGAAGAAATTATGCGATGGATCGAAAACCAGAAACAACCAGGTGCCAAAAATGCAAGTTCCGGTTAACCTGTTAATGCTCCTGGACGTCTGGGAGGTTTTATGAGTAACGCATCATACCCGACAGGCGTTGAAAACCATGGAGGATCACTCCGTATATGGTTTCACTATAATGGCAAACGTGTCAGAGAAAACCTCGGTGTTCCTGACACCGCCAAAAACCGGAAGATCGCAGGTGAGCTTCGCACTTCAGTTTGTTTTGCAATCAGAATGGGGAGTTTCGACTACGCCGCGCAGTTCCCTAATTCCCCTAACCTGAAACACTTTGGTCTGGGAAAAAGAGAGATAACCGTTAAGGCACTTTCGGAAAAATGGTTGGACCTTAAGAAAATTGAGATTTGTGCGAATGCACTTAACCGTTACCAGTCAGTAATTAAAAACATGTTACCAATGTTAGGTGAAAAAAAACTGGTTTCATCCATAACAAAAGAGGATTTACTTTTCGTAAGGAGAGATTTGTTGACCGGTTACCAAAAGCTTTCTAATGGAAAGACTTCTTCCATAAAAGGGCGCTCAGTGGTCACGGTAAACTACTATATGACAACCATAGCTGGAATGTTTCAATTTGCAACAGATAATGGTTATACCTCAGGAAACCCATTTAACGGTCTGGCTCCCTTAAAAAAGTCCAAGGTAAAACCAGATCCTCTCACCCGTGACGAATTTATTCGTTTTATTGAGGCTTGCCGTCATCAACAAACAAAAAACCTGTGGATTCTCGCTGTATACACGGGTATTCGTCACGGGGAGTTGGTATCGCTGGCATGGGAAGATATAGACCTTAAAGCAAGGACTATAACCATCCGTAGAAATTATACAAAACTTGGCGAATTCACTCCACCAAAAACCGATGCTGGCACCGGAAGGACAATTCATCTGGTTCAACCAGCTATTGATGCTCTTAAAAGCCAGGCGGAAATGACCATGCTTGGAAAGCAACATTCTGTAGAGGTAAAGCAGAGGGAATATGGGAGAACTGCTGTGCATAAATGTACTTTTGTTTTTAGCCCTCAGGTAATAAAACAGCAGCAGTTGTCTGGACCTCACTACAAAGTTGACTCCATCAGGGAGTCATGGACAAGTATCTTAAAACGCGCAGGTCTGAGACACAGAAAATCGTACCAATCCAGGCATACTTATGCATGCTGGTCACTTGCCGCTGGAGCTAATCCTAGTTTTATCGCAAGCCAGATGGGCCACACAAACGCACAAATGGTATTCAATGTTTACGGAGCATGGATGAAAGACAACAATCACGAACAGATAGAACTCCTTAACAAAAGACTATCTGAAAGTGTCCCATGTATGCCCCATAAGAAAGTGGGGTAAAATAAAAACTTGTAAAATCAGTTAGTTTACCCTTAATCCCTGTCACGTTACGCGCGTGGCAGAGGCGTTACGGG